TCCGGATAACTTTGTCCGCTTTCGTTGGCTTCTTCGGTACAGCCTTCTTCGGTGTAGGCTTTTTGGGTTTCTCGGCATCCTCATTCAGCTTTGCATCGATGGCCTCTTGAATCATAGCATCAGACCAGGGATCGTCAACCTTGAGGCATAGCTCCTCTGCGTCCTTTTTTATGCTCATGTGTCAACCTCCTTATAGTCCTGTCAGGGTCTGAGCCGCGTCGTCTTCGATTACATCCAGGCCAGCAACGCCGAAGTAAGACTCGACATAGTACTTAAAGCCGCGCTGATCGACGCTGGAAACATTCAAAGGAACCGGAAGGCGGAACTGCAGCGCCCGACGGTTGGAGCTGAATGCTACCGTGACCGAAGCGCCTGCCGCGCCCGAAGCATCGCCTACCGCGCCCACGCTTTCAGCCTTAGTGGTCAGGCCGAAAGTTACGGTTGGGAAGTTGCTCTGAAGTGCCCGAAGAACAGACATATCGGAACCGGCAGAGTTCAGGATTTTGACTGAACAGATGTTGTAAACTCTCGCGGGCATGACCACGCGGTCTGCTTTGTATGAATCAACGTTCAGCACGCCAGCCCACTGAGCAGTAATCAGCTCGGCAATCTCATCATACAGCTCTTGGCCTGTCGCTGATGCCGCGGTAATTCCTCCCGAGCCGCCGCTTGCGAATCCGGCATAATTCAAAAGACCGGTTGTTTTCTGGCTGCCGTCTGTTCTGACCTGACCAACAAAACCAAGGTCGTCAATCTTGCGGTTGTAAAGTTCTGCATGACCTTCAAAGAACCGGCTCGGCAGGTTGATGTTCTCAAGCTCGGCCTGCTTCAGTTCGATCTCAGACCAGTCAGATTCGCCTTCCATTGTGAATACTGGAATGGAATCGTCCTCGCCACTCAGCGTAATCTTGCCGGTGGCATTGGTGTTGGAGCCGGACTCGCGAAAGCCGCCTTCAGTGCGCAGCTTCAATTTGCGGATCGAAGTGGCATAGCCACCCTCGTTGTTGACCGCGATTCCTTGCTGCAAGAACGTCAGGCCAGCGAACTCCTGCGTAAATATCTCGGCACTTACATGCTCAAGATTTCGCGCAAGGATGATTCCGCCAGCATCCTTAAAGTTCTTCTTTGCGTAGGCAGTCGCAGCGTCAAAAGACTGCACCCCATAAAGGGATTTTACTCGCTTAATATCAGGTTTCATTTTTTTCTCTCTCCCTTGATTATAGGTATTTATTGAAACGAACTAGCCAAACGCCGGCGGCTTTCTGCTCCCAAAAAACAACGTCGCCAGCTGAAATGATACTATCAAGCGGAGCCACAGAAACAGCCTCCTCCGTTGCCATGCCATCCTCTCCGGTGCCGTCGTTGATGACATTAACAGCGTCATATTTTGATGGGTCTGCGTCCCCTGACACTGTGACGGTAGCAAAGCCAAAATTGATTACTTCGGCCACCTGGTCTATCTCCATGCCGCTTGTGCTGTAAATGCCGGTGCCAATCTCGCCGGTGATCTTGCGCTTTACGATACCCGCGATAACCGGGGTGTCAGATGCGTCGAGATTGTCGATTTGGCCACCATCGAACTTGCAGAAGCGGCCTTCGATCAGTCCATCCTCAAAAAGCTCAAAGGCGGACACGTTGTAAGGGCTGGCCGTAATGACCTCGCCCGCGCCAAGATCAGGACTGTCCTGAAGGGTAGTGTTGGTGAATGACATAGTTAAATCTCCTCTAGTGTTTTAGTTATCCGAGATTCAAGACCGGTGTCCGCCTTGGCGTCCCCGAAGTGTGAATAATCGGTGTTTGGTTTACGCAACAGCTTGAATGCGACCGGCAGTTCTGAGTCTTCAAATTTGTCAGTGCTCTGAGTTGACAGTGAATCAGCCATGACCCTGTTTGCGCTCTTGTCGCTGAAATCGTAATCAGCATCGAGGAAGTTGCGGGCCTTGGTGACCACTTCGGCATAACGCTTAACCTCGCCTTTGACGGCGCTGGCCACCGCGTCTTTGAATGCTTTTGAATCAGCAAACTGTTCCTTCGGCTTATCCTCTTCGGCCACTTCGGCTTCTTTCTTGGCGGCTGCCTCTTCGTCGGTCAGCTCTTCTTCTTCCATGCCTTCAGCCGGATCCTCATCGGTAACGGCTCCCTGCTCTTTGGCATAGGACATGATCTGTTGCAGTGACGGCACGATTTTCTTCAGCTGGTCAACGGGAACTTTCTTGATAGCTTCCGGAAGCGCTGTCGCGATTTCCACTACCTGTTCCAGGTTGACTTGCCCTTCAGCGTCAAAGAACGCCTTTTCTTTTTTTGTCATGTTTTTCTCCTCTGGTTTGCGATCTAAAAAGCTGCATAGCGGTCCACATCGTCCGTCCGATACAGCCGCTAGGTGATGTGGGACAATATTTATTTGTTCATAATCCCATTTTGAGTGCGGGACAAGGTCGGCTTCGTACCCAAGGGACAATTGCCGTTTTTCTTTTAGTGTGATTTGTAGGGAGTCGCTCACTGATAGTTTGTTTCTGACAGCAAGCCTTGAATGCGTAGGCTCATCAATTTGATCTATTACAACGGATGATTCAACACGCCCGCCGTCGCTCGGGGCCGGTCCGTCAAGACTAACATGCTCGCCGGTCAGGGGGATTCCCTTCATGGCGTGAGCCGCGTTGGCGATTGTTGCGGGGGAGCGGTAGACAGCAAAGACCTTGTCTGGCGGTTCCAGCCCGATCTCGGTGCCCAGGTACTCAAGCACCCCGTCGCGGATCGAAACAGCTGTGCGCTCGGTATCGGAGTATGTTGCAATGTCGGCAAATTGCCGATGGATCTTCTCTGCCATCGTATCAACCTATATTATTTTGGGCAATATAATCATTTTATAATCATTTGTCAAGCTAAAGTCAAATTATTTATGCTTCCATTTCTGGAATGATCATTATGTAATCGCATCGGCAATTTGGCGACGTACCTGGTAGCAAATATTGTCCGTTAATGTAAGCCCCTTTTGATAGATCAAATTCTACCCCGTCTAAGGCATAATGACTTGGCCTCGCGTTTGGGTATTTACCCCCTGGGTTTCCTCGCACTCTTTCGTCGCGGCTAGTAACCCACTTGGCACGCTTTATGCCAAGATTCTGCGCTCTTGCTTTACTGGTCAAACTGTTGAAAGTGCTTATCTGCGTCCTCGCAACCATCTTCGCGTGTCCCTTGCGCTGCTCCACCATGCCATCAAACTCGCTCAAAATCTCCGGTAGTCCTTTTCCCTCTGCCATCTGCCGGAGTGTATTGCTGGTCCACTGTTGCAAGGTATCGTCGCGCATTTTCTTGATCCACTGCATCGTTTCGAGCTGGTAGGCTTTGATCTGAGATGTTAGGCCCTCAGTAGCCTCAAGCTCTTCGCGGCTGATTCCGATCTTCTCCTCTGCGCGGCGGTAGAACTCGGCTTTGTTACGGTTATCAACCTTGCTTGTGTATTTTTTAGCAAGATTTTCAATGCGCTTGTCGTCAAACTGCTTCAGCAACTTACGCCGGACTCGTGCGGCCAGGGCCAGAAAAATCTTGGCAAAGTTTCCTTCCTGAGCTGCGTCCGAGAATTTACTTATTGTATCCTGATTCAGCTCCTTGAATATCTGAGTTCGCCAGCGTTTCGACATTTGATCGACCATGTACTCAATGGCGTTACCGAACTGGCGTATCTCAGAGCGTGGCGGTTCTGGAGATTTGATTTGTGCGCCTTTGGGTGCTTTGACTTCACGCTTCATCTGCGCCGCCCGCCATTAATTGTTCAAGGTTCATACCGCCCTGCTCAGGCGTAGGCTCGGGGTCGTCGTCCGGCTTGCCAAACATCTCGTCGAAAGCGTCAACCTCAATCACGCCGTGAGTCTCAAGATATTTCTCATAGTCTAGCCCCATCTGCCACAACACCAACGCGCTCTTGATAACCTCCGTCTCCTGCGCTACTCGGTCTTTGTCGCTCTGTCCTTGATTTTCCTTGAACCAAACGGCACCACGCCCGCAGAGTTGCATCAGCCGGTTGATATTTTCTAGCAGGTATTCTGATTGCAGGGCTTTGATTGTCTGCATGTCAACCTGCCGGTCTCCTTCACCGGTTGCGCTCAGGCCTTTTGGCGGTTCTCCGACCAGCGTTGACAGTGATAAACCTGTCACCATTGCCAGGCGGCGGAGGGTTATCATGTCCGACTCGGCCAAATTGGTTAGCGACTGGGTGATACTCTCAATCGCGTCCTCTTCGTCAACTATCCCCGCACCGTAGATCGAGCGTAGGTTTTCAAGTTCTGAGAAGTACTGGATCAGGGTTGACTCTTGCTTGTCTGCAAGCAGATCCTTAAATCCCTTGATCTTGTAAAATATGGTGGACGACTTTTCAAGCATGGCCGGAACTGCTCTCTGAACAATCTGATCACTGAGCAGCTCATTACGGATAAGCTCAAATTCTGATATGCCACCGAAGAAATATTCAGGTCCGTCGAACTCAACCGGCTTGAGGTATGTCATATCAATAACGCGGCTCGGATGTAGTGTGAAACCCCGCACCGAGTAGGCTTTCGGTTTGAAGTAGTTCGGGCTGCTTAGGTTGTATTCGACTGACTGAACATAAACCATGTCGCCGCTGAATACCTGGAACCGTACCTTTGACCAGTCATTGATAGTCGGTAGCGGTTGACTCATATCTGCGCCAGGCTCCTGAATTACGATCAGACCGCGCCCGAACCCCAGCATGTATTTGCAAGCGTCCTTGACGTGCTGTTGCAATCGTGCCTCGTAAAAGTCTTTGTCACCCTCGCTCTCGAACTGCATCGTGCCATTGAGCGCCATGCCGGACTTTGTGCGGATGATCTTACTGCCTACGCCGGTCTTATAGATTGCCCGCAGCTCGTCCCAGTCTACACGGGAAGTTGTCATCCGGTTGGTGGCGTGGGCGTTGCGGCGGTTAGCCAGCTTGCTTGTCAGACTGGTGATGCCGTCTGCGAATAGTTTTGGGATGCTCATGTTTTCCTCACAATATCGTTGAGTAATCGGTAATAGCAGAAAACTCCTGGGGCGTACTGTATCATAACTGAGTCCCCAGCGTTTGGTGATTTTGTACCGTTCGGTGCTTTGTTTATTTTCATCTTCCCAACATCGTTAAATCCGTATGTCGGCTGGCTCAGTTCATTCAGTAGTGTCTGCCGGTCATTTGCTGGGATATCTTCGCTTATACTTATCAGATCATCGGGGTTGTAGTCCATCCCCTCGACTACTGCCCGGTAAGTATTTTGGAACCTTACCCGTAAAGACCACCACCCCTGAGCTTTCAGGTTTAGGAACATATCTTTGTTTTTCTTCCCTTGATCATCTCTTTTTCCGGGTTATGCACGACCCCTGAGCCACGAAACTGATGGACTTTCTTCTGATGCTGCTTTGCTGCTTTTCTCTTACCATTTATCACACGGGCATCACCCCTGACACCTGCTCCGAGCCCGTCGGCATCGTACCGCATTGATTCAAGGTTCTCAGTATCGCATATTGAGAATGCCTTTTCCACTGTCCCATAAATATCCGACCCCTTGCCGCTCCAGATCCGTATAGACTCAATAACAATGCCGTGTGCTGAAACAAAGGCGTTTTTATCTTTTCCTTCATCCGCTACATCCAATGATCCTGATCTCTTGCCGGTAGGCTCAATCCCTAACTTACGATGTGCGCCAATTGCCGCCTGTGCCCACTCTGACGGAATCAGCACGCCTTCGACAGACGCTTGATAGTTGATGTCGATTTCCTGAGCTATTGTAATTGCGTCAAGTTCGTTGCACTGCTTGGCGTACCATTCATCATCTTTGCGCGGATCGTCTCGCCAGTGGAAAGTAAACACCTTCACCATGCCTGAATGCCGCTTCTCCGCGAAGGGGTTAGCCATGCCGTGCGGGGTGCTCACGTCTATCCTGCAGTTTGTTGTCTGGGATAGTGATGCCTCGACAAGCTCAGGCCTCTCTAAAAACGCTGACTCATCAACAAAATAGAGAGAGGAACGATCACCACGGCCTATTCCGTCACCAGCCTCTCCGCTGATACTCGAACCGGTGTGCGCGAAGTTGATACGCATGTGCGGCGCGTGCTTGCGTGGATCCCAGTCAGGACGGAACTCAGACGGCACATTCTCGATAAACTTTCGAGCCTTCCAGAACAATGACTTCGGGCTGCCGATCCGGTCGACATATTCTTCCTTGCGACTGCCGAATCCTATCATCATTCCATCGTGGAAAAGACATAGTGTAGATGCCAGTCCGACAGACAACCATGATAGCCCCATGTCACGGGTTTTTTCTGTCAATCCGTTTTCCTGTCCAGACCATCTATCCATCGTCCATTGTATCCATTCGCGCTGACGCGGGAAAAGAATAAACGGAATAAGTGCAGGAAGACCCCGCTCTACATTTCTCGGATCGACGGTTACTCCCCAGTCTGAGATAAAGTCTGCGGGGTTGTCTCGGTAGTATGCTTTCATCGCGGGAATGCAGGCGGGATTCTCGCGGATGCGGTTTAGCCGCCCTACTCTGTCAGTAAAAACAGGTAAATAATCTGGGTTTTTAAAGTCGAAGTCATTCATCCTTACCCATGATTTTTTGGTATTGCTTCGCGGCTTCGATCGCGTCAACTGCGGTAATAGATGGCCGGGGTGTCATGCTGCCATCCTCGCTCGTGTGGTTTATATCTGTGCGCTCGCGCCACCCCGCTTGCGTCTTCATCCAGAAGATCATGGCCGTGGTGTCGCCAGATTTCGCTCGCTTAAACAGTGCCCCGCCTATCGTGGCATTGGCTTCCGCTTTCGCCAGGTCTAACTCATCCCGGTAATACTTGCGTAAGGTCTTCTCATCGATATCCAGCACTCGGGCAATGTCTGCTTGAGTAGTGCCCACCGTCGTATGCAGCTGCACGGTTTCACGTGTGGCATCTGTTGGCGCGTGTGGTGGTTTGGTTTGGCGTTTTTTAACCATACGGTTTTATCTTACTGTTGTATGTTTCGCCTGTCGATTCTAGTATGGCTTCTTTGCCGGTGTACTGCTGCCATCTGACATTCTTTAAGTATTGACACGGAGACTTTTTATAATCGGGAAAATCTCTCACAATATAAAAATTCAGCGGTTTACTACCGCAAACCTGCGGGGGCTTTTTCTGAGGGCTTATTTCCGTGTGGCTGGGGCACGAAGAAGAAAAGACAGAAAAATAGTTTGCAGGTTAAAAGTTATTTGTTATCTTATAGATGTAAGGATCGACAGCAATAAAAACACAATAACCGCAGCAAGAAGAAAAAAAAGACAGAAAATATTTTGCATGTTAAAAAGTATTGTTAATCTTATAGACTGTAAGGATCGACAGCAA